CGCTGGTGCCTTCCCTGAGGCCGCTGGCGCGTATCCATAGCCCTCTTCTCCATATATCGGAGCCTGAGATTGCTGCGGGCCCTCTGGCGCCGGCGTGGCTTTCTTTTCTTCCTTTTTCGTGATTCCTAAAAACTCACCAATCCCCGAAACGACTTTCCCGATCGCGCCCACAACGCCCATGATCTGATCCCAGAGCCAGCCAGCCAGATCGCCTATTGCCTGGAAATGCTCTTTCACACCTTCCCACGCGGCCGCGAAGTCTCCCGTGAGTAGAGCGATAATTATGCCCAGCACTCGCCCGACGTAATCGCCGACCCACTTGAATACTTTCCCGATGCCTTTCACGGCTACGGTCACGAGGTCGATCGCGGGCTTCCATTTTCCCCAGTCGATGAATGACTTACCGCCACGCTGCCACACCTGGAAGTCCTGCACGAGCATGGCAATCGCAGTCGCCAGGCCGAGGATCATTCCGATAGGCGAGGCAAGGAAGGTCAAATTCAAGAGATTCAACACTGCGATGATCTTCAGAATCCGGAGCGGCCAGCCGCCCAGGGAATCGTTGACCATCTTTAAGCCCTTCACGATCATCTTTATCGGAGACAGGATCACGCCCACGACCGTCAGGAATGATTTTCCGATGGCAAAAACAGCCTTGCCGACTTTGCCCAGGAATTCAAAAACTGGCGTCAGGAATTTAATGATGGTCGGTAGATTATCAATCAGAATGTCCGCGAATTCCTTCGCTGCTTCCGCCACCGGCTTGATGAATTTCGAAGCGAATATCTTTTTCAGCCAGGCGAAAAGAGTGTTGATCTTGTTCAGATTCTCGCTGAGCTGTTTCGAGTCCTTGGCAAGCGTCTCGAAGTCCATGCCGGCCGCTGCAAATACCTTGTCGAATTCTCCGCCCAGCGCTTTCGTATCGGCCGCCAGCACTTTCATCATGGCCGAGTCCATGCCGAGGCGCTCGAATACGGCCTTCTGTTGGTTGATATCCATGCCCTTCACGGCATTGCGGATCTCATTCATAAGCTGAGGGGCTTTTTTCAGATTGCCTTCAGCGTCCTTCACGGAGATCCCCAGCTCATCGAACATCGCCTTGGCTCGGCCCATACCGAGTGCGGCCAGACCTGCCGACTTTGAAAGGCTTTCCATCGAGCCGCGAATCTGATCGGTACTTACTCCAACGACGTTGCCAACATATTCGAGCTTCGACAGCTCCTGCATGGACATCCCGGCCGCCTTGCTTGCTACGGCGAGAGAGCGCATTTCGGACGCCAAAGCCGGGACTGCTGCCACCATGTCCTTCACACCTTGGACAACGGTGTTGATCACAGCATCGAAGGCTTTTACAGCGACAGTGCCGGCGGCGAGAGTACCGAGAAATGACTTCAAAGACCCTTCGTTGGTCTTAAAATCCAGCGTCATTAAAAATTCTTTGAGTACGTTACCGGCCATCAGTCTTCATTCGCCTTTCGATATCGCCTTTCATTTTCGTCCTGCACCGCCAGTGCGTCGTTTAAAAGGGCGATATCTTCAATATGCAACGTGCCATCAATCAGCGATTCGTACTTGCAACACCCACGAAGCACAGGGCGCAAAGCCCATTCTTCACCGTCTGGCAGGCTTACCCACTCGACGGGACGCTTTGTTTCAGGCTCTCGGGATTCAAAGCCGAGGGCTTTACGGAAAAAAAACTTCTGAAATTCTCCAACAGCGAAGTCCAAACCAGTTGAAGCAAGGTCTTTAAATCCAGGTCTTGATACACGAGCACCTCGCCGGTGCTTACTGCCGCATAGCCCAGATCGCCCTTTTCTTTCCTGTAAACACAGGCCAGAAGTTTCAAAAGGCAGGTATTGAAATCAGATTCGGAAATACCTGATAGAGCTTTCGACAGCTCGGGGAATATCTTTGAAAATTGCTCATAAGGATCTTCGCTTGGCTTATCTTCGCCTGAGAATTCCTTCGCCATCGGAATTATTGCTCCCAGCACTGGCATGAGCTTACGGACTATATTGATCTGCGTCAGTGCATCGAGCTTACCGAATCTGTATATCTGCCCATTGATTTCTTGATCCATGGCTCACCTTACACAGCCGACGGCAGGCCGGTGCCCATGATCTGTATGATCTTCCCGGCATCGAACGTCCATTCGATCGTTCCGGCTTCGTCTTTCCATTCATTTGACGGCACCTTCGAAAAGGCGCAGTCAATACAGGTGTAAGAGTCGCCCCGGGCAATATCCAAGAGAGTAATGACATTCCGGCCCCACACCGCCGCGCTCTGCTTCTGAGCCTGGAGCATAGCGTTCAAGATGACATTCTGCATGGCCGTTTTGAGCGTGCGGATTGTGATCTTTCCACTGTCATCGACAATCAGCGAATGGACAACGGCACCATCCGCGCCGACGGTCTTTCTATTCTTGTCGCCATCGGCTTCGATGGTGATCCCGCCTTTGTCCACACCACCCGGCAGGCCGCCGAATATTGCCGTCCCGCCCACGCCACTGATAGTTATCTTGCAGTCACGGAATGAATAGCTGGCCATTATTAAATCTCCTTATCTGTTGACGTTGATTACGGCGCTGATGGAATGGACTGCTCCAGCGAGTTTCACAGCCACCTTTACCGGTGGTGATTTCCTCGCCTCGCGGTCGGCTTTGAGCTGTGATGCCATCGGCTGGATGTAGACGTAGAAGCCTTCGATCGTATCGCCCTTTTTGAGCTGACCGAAGCCGACATCGTCCCACTTGCCAGTTCCCAGGAATCCGTTCGAGACGTATTTCCCGCAGACGGCCGAGCACGTGTTTGCGATGATTGCAGAGCCTTCATCGGTCTGCGGAATCTTGGCCGAGGTGTAAAACAGATTAAACAACTCGACTTCCAGATCGTTCACGATGGCATAGAGCCCGAGCATTTCGTCGATAAATGCACCGCTCGAACATACGCCTTCCTGAATGATGTCCGCGTCGTTGTCATAATGTGCATAGACATCACAGTTCTTCGATTCCAGAGCCTGAGCCTGAGTCTCTGAAAGATCCTCAGCCTTGACGCCCGGCTCCTGTTTGAATTTCAACGTCTTATGCGAATTGACCTGGGTCCAGTCTATGCCGTAGCCGCAGCCGAAGAGCGACACGATAGCGAACGGCTCCGTGGTGCTATATTGCACGATCGCGCTGTTGTATTTCGCATCCTTTAACTGGCTGGCAATGTCGGTCTTATCCTGCGGATTGAGAATCTTGGAATCGGCCGAAGTGATGCCGAAAAGCCGCTTTACTGTCGATGCTTCGATCAGATTCGCAATGGCCAGATTGTCGGTATCGCCCGGCTGAGTGGAAGCCGTGAAGGCCACGCCGCGCCACCTGTTGGACTGACCCATCATCACGCCGATACACTCGATAGCAGTCTCGGCCTTGATGCCATCTATCACCGCTTTGGCCGTGGCGCTTGTCATCTTCAGCATGGCGCTGCAATCGGTTCCAGTCTTCGGCTTTGCGAGATAGGAAATCGAAGAAGCCGCACCCTGAGTCTTGGAAACGACTTTGAACGACTGGCCATCCCATGTCATCGTTGCGCCGGCAAGAGCCGTGGTGAATGCAGCCGCGACAGCGTTCAGGTTTGCCACACCCGACAGATCCGCCGTGACATCCTTGGCCGCGGCGCCGTCAATGGCGACAGAAAAGGCCAGGTCTGTCTTCTTCCATTTCGCAATATCCTGCTCTTCGGTGGTGAGTATGTCACCGAGCAGCACGCCCGCTGTATCCGTCCGGGCCCAACGTCCCACCATCAACGTCCTTGGCTTCGGGTCTTGTCCGAAATATAGAGCTGCCGCTTTGGATTCTGGCGCGTTGACGTCGAAGTCCTGAAGCACAGAATCGGCATCGGTGTACGATCTGATTCTTTCTTTTGTATTGATTACGTCACTGTCACCGATTGCCAGTAATACGCCCATGTCTCCGGTCGGCACGGCTTTCGGCGAAAGGTTGACATCGACTTTCACAATTCGATTTACGTTTAAGCCTTGCATTTATCAGCTCTCCTTTACGTCGAAAGACGCATTTAATTTGTTTGGATCATCCGAAACGATCCCGCCTTGAATTTCCTTGATCGTCTTAATCGGCCATGTGCGGACACACTCTCGGGTCAGCGTTAAAGTGATATCGGCTCGCTCGTACCAGCGTGCATTGATCAATTCCGAAATGTGGACGATATCGGAACACTCACGGTAGGCCATGCCGTTCTTGTAAAGGTCTTCCCTGTTCTGCCCGAGTTCCATTCCAGCATCGAAGCGCCCGGCATAGTCGAGGCACGACGGCCCGTAGAATGAAGCCAAAACATCTAAAAGTTCGTGCTTGACGGAGGTGTTTTTTTCTTCATCCTGAATATCTGCCGAGTTGCTGTAATCCGGTTCCCTGTTCTCGATATGGAATGAGCACCAGTCCACTTCATGATCTGGCAACTCCGGCGGGTTCATCTGGTATTCAGGCCGGACAAATCCATTCGGAATGCCCGTCACGCCAGCGATCAGATCGTGAATAATATGCAACAGATCGCGGCCTTCCATCGGCCCGGAAAACTGTTGAATGTATCCGCCTATTGATGAATCAGTCAGCATGTTTCTCCCAGATCGCAAGAGCACAAGTGAATCCGCCAGGCTGATTTGTAAAATCCTCGGGGATCTGGATTACCTTGTATTGCTTGCCATTCCACTGGATGAGATCGGCACTCTGCCCCTGGTCTTCGACACAAAGCTCACCCTGATAATACACTTTGATAGTCCACGTTAGGTTTACACCATGCGGCAGATTCTCAATGTCTTTTTGTGTGGCGTTCTGTACGGCCATCAAGACACTTTCAATAATCGGGTGCATCTCGTTTTCGCCATACTCATTCACGCCCGCATGACTGCGGATTAACGTCACGGTCTCTAAAATGTCCTGGTCGAAGATTATGCTTGGTACTTCAAGCCGTCCCATTAGTCTTTATCCCTCACGAGTCCTTTAATGCTTCCTGCAAGCCCAGCCTGTCCGGTTCGATACAGAGGCGTAAATCCTTCATTTTTGATTCGTTCCTTCTCGGCCGGCCGCTTTTTCTTCGACACTCTTTTGAGCATGTGCCGCATCAGTGATTTTTTATATTTCTTTGACAAAGCAGGCTTCACTTGCCCGGTGGCGATGAATTTCTTCACCGAAGTCTCAGCGATCAAGGCAGCATCTTCCATGCCCGACAGATCAATGTTTCCAGTGCCGAGTGTTTCGGCCGTCTTAGCTAAGGCATCTGCACATTGATCCTTCACCAGCGCGATCCCTGGCTTCAGAAATGGTCTTGCTGGAATATGCGCGGCCGGCGAGCCCTTCTCATGGATATAGGCAAGCGTGGCGTTATTTATCTTGTCGCCCTTGCGGGTCGCCTTATTTTCAGGAACCCCGACAACAACGACCTTTTTCCTGAGCTTTTCCAGGTCGGCGAGGAATGTCTTGAGGTTGCTTTTCTCTTTCAGCATACGCAGCCTCCCGCGCCCAGCCTGCGCATGTGCTCCAAATACATCCGCCCGTACTTCGTCTGGTTCCAGTGGCCGCCGTCTTTGATGGCCGTGATTGCGGTGTCGTAATTCACACTCACAGATCCGATCGTCTTGGACGACACCACACCACCACCGCCAGCACCCGGTGAAGCGCCAGTTGACGCGGACAAAGAATCATTCCGAGCCAGCGTGATGTAATGAGCAGTCGCCAGCTCGGAAACGGTTAAATAAAGATTCCCTGCCCGATCTTTGGAAATCGACAGCTCCGCAGTAGCCGACCAGAATTTGATCATCGAGTCGGGGTAATCCTCGACTTTTGAAAATTCTGTGAAGTCTTTGCGGAACTGTTCGATGTCCATCGATTACATTCCGTCTCTGTAAATCACAGTTTCGGGATAGCAGAATTCGACCTGCCCAAGTGCCCAGTAATAAGGCACGGTGTAATGAATTCCATCCACCGGATCTTTGTTTACCGGGAACATCTGGATCTGCACAATGGGCAGACGGACGAATTGGGGATCTTTGTAATATGCAACCATTCTCTGGGATTTGTTTTTGCCAACATCATCAAGCCACTTCACGCGCTCGATGCTGAGCGTCTGACCTTCCTTGTTGCAGATATTATTTTGCAACAAGTAGGTAAGGATGCTTTTCTCGCCAAGATCAGAAACCATTGTGCTCGTGATATAGTTGTATGGATCAGGCGCAAGGCGCAAGGTGTTCGGGTATCGGGCGAATCCTGCCCTTTTAGCACAGGCCGCCAGCATGTCATTGAGATCAAAGAGTATTTCCTTGGGTGTCTTTTTCGTCCAGAGCGGAGATCCGCCGGCACCATTAGCAACATCCTGCCGGTTGATAGTCGGGCAGTTGAAAAGACCAAACTGTTTATTGAAGGTGTCTCCAACATAGGCTTGCTCATCACAAGTCTGCTGGTAAAAAATCTTCACGCCCCGGGTTTTTTGCTGGGCGATATCTTGACCACACCTTTTCGAAGCTTCCAGCTCGAATTCGGTGAAATGCACACCGGCTCCCAGCTTGCCCACGGGGCCCACGATCTTTTCCGCATCAACGCTGATGCTTGGCAGGCTTTTGGAGCTACCGGTCAGCCAGGGTTTTCCTTGGGCAGTCTGAGCGCCCATAATTCCGTAGGAAATGCGATGATAACTAGTTGCCTCATCGGCAAAAGATATATCCTCGCGTGTGTCGATATCTCTCGACCACGTGAAATCCGTGAGTGGCTCCTTCATAACGGGATCAAGTTTTTCCAGTTCGTGAATGAAAGCTGCAATTGTACCCATTGTAATTTCTCCTTATTCCATCACGCGGATTTCGGTGATGTTGTCGGCATCTTTTCCTTCAACGGCCCAAGTAACGGTTGGCAGAAGCACGTTGTTTACACCATCGGCGTCGGCTTCCAGATCGCCTATGGCCTTGCCTGTTGCAGCAACAACGCGCATATAAACCGCTCCGCCCATTGTCGGGGTTCCAACCGTGCAAAGAACGCACAGATAACCCACCTTCATGATCATTTGGATTCTCTTGGAATCTGGCCCCTGGCTATTTCCGCCTTCATCGGGCGATCCGCCGTACGAAGGAGCCCTCCGAACGAGGAAGCCCTTCACGGAATCAGCCTTGTCTCCGGCTTCAATCTTTGCCCACAGTCCGCCAGCAACGATTTTTAATGGAACGCCGAAAGCGGTCGGAGCTCTGGATTCATCCAGTTTCTGAGCTTCATCATTCAGAAATTCGTTTCTGGTAATGTCGCCAGGCACTCCCGAAGGCATACGTTTGTAAAATACTGATTTAATCATTTCAGCCCACCTTTCTCTGTTTTGCCCAGAAGTCGGCATGTATTTCGTTCAAGGACTTGTCATTTCTTCCGGAATCGTGCGTGCGGTGTACCTGCCCCGCTTCAGCTCTGCGGATCTCTTTGATCTGCTCGGCCGAGGCTCTGAACAGGATGTCTAGCTCGCCTGCGGGCATGGCATCGAAAGTCTTGCCTGAAGCGATTCTCTCGATCACTTCCTTGCCCTGCACTGTCTTCATGGCGCCTTCAAGAGCGGCCTTTTTGATTCCGCTGTCTCTGGCGACACCAGGACACAGGATTTCAGCCCGGGAAATGGTGTCAGCATCAGGCGCGGCGTCTTTGACCTTGCTGCAATCTGCGGCTGGTGCTGCGGCTGCGGCCTTGGCCTTTTCGTCTTCTTCGGCCTTTTTCTTTGCCGCATCGGCGACTGCCTGATCGCCTTCAATGGCCGCGAGCTTGTCTTTCAGCTCTTTGAATCCGGCCAGCTCTGCGGCGAGCTCGTCGAGCCGTTTTCCAATGGCTGCAAGAGCCGCTGAAATGTCCAGCTCATCCTTCTTCTCGCCCTTCTTTGTCTCTTCCGGCGCGGCATCGAAGGCTTTACCGAGCGCCGTGGTTGCCGTCACGCAAGCATGAACAGCTTCCTTCAGTTCTTTCCACGTCATTGTGATTTTCTCCTTTAAGGTTTCTGGTTTAGAATCATGGACGGCGCACTCCGGCCCATTCCGCCCCTTTTTCAATAAGGCAACATGATTGATTCTGATTTCGGTTTGCTTCGCCTGACCCGGCTGGGTCTGACGATATCGGCTCGTATAGGAAAGGCTCAATTCCTGGTATTCTTTATTTCTTACAACCTGGATTGCTTCGGCATCACAGAATAGGAGATCGGCCAAGAGCTTATCGTTATCAGCGCCAGCACCAGGCCGGACATTCTGGATCGTGCCAACTGAAATTAGCTTCCAATTATCGGGCGATATGAATCCATCGGCATACAAGGCAGGACTGGGATGCCCGACAGCAAGCGGCTTACCCGTGGCGCTGGCGATCGTCGCGGGGTCGTGAATGTCCTCAACGGCCCGGGAAACAAGAATTTTTCCATCGGGCCCGGGAATGATATTTACGGGCATTTCAGAGGCGAGGTATTCAAAAATTCCAGCGCGGGTGATTGCTACATCGGAGCAGAGGAGATATCCCTCGGGCGTGATGGCCTGATGATCGGAAAGTTGGACGGGGCAAAAGAATTGCTCCAAAAAATCCCCTTATACTCCAACCTCCATTGGATGAATAAATCGTAACAATTTTATTTTTTATGTCAAATCTTTTTTAGGGACGGGTGGAAATATGGAATTCTGGAGGGTAAATATTATTTGCATTCATTCTGTATGTGGTAATATTTTCCATACAGAGTGAAAATATTTTTATCAGCGAGGTCGGCTCATGGAGGGAGACGGCAAAAGGAATCATGATCACTGGAAACCACCTCAGTCTCCTTCGGTCGGCAACAAGCTGACAATCATCCTGCCCATGGAAATTACAAACTATCTCGATCATCTCGTGCTGGATATCCGAGCCAAGACAAGGCGGAAAATCAGAAGAGCTGAGATCATCCGTGCAATCA